CTGTACTTCTGCGACCCGATCTGGTGGTCGTGGCACCGCGATGCCTTGAAGGGCTGGGAAGACCGCATTGTGCGGCTGGAATCGCCGGAACACGACGGCGGCGACCCGCGCGTCCGCGTGCTGAAAAGCTACGGCGAAAAAGGCCTGGTCGAAGCGCGGGACGGCGTGATGACTGGTCGGGGCAGCGGATACCAGGCGCTGCACATGGCTGTGCACCTTGGCGTTTCGCGCATTTTATTGCTGGGTTTTGACTGCAAACGAGGCAAAAACGGGCAAAAACACTGGTTTGGCGAACACCCGAACCGCAGCGAACAGCCGGTCGCCGAGTGGGCACGGCTGTTTGATGAAGTGGCGCCGCAGCTAGAGCAACGCGGCATCGAAGTCATCAACTGTTCGCCCGACACCGCACTGACCTGTTTCAAACGGGAGCCGCTTGAAAGCCTACTGCCTGATCCGGCCGCTGCCGCATTACCGGCATGAAGCCTTCATTGCCGGGCTGAAGACGGCGGGTTATACCGTCATCCCGCATGGCGCACACAGCGTCAACAAGGCCCAGCCGGGTGATGTGCTGGTGATCTGGAACCGTTACGGCAGCAACGAACAGCTGGCCGACCGGTTTGAAGCCGAAGGCGGGCGGGTGCTGGTTGCCGAAAATGGCTATATCGGGCGCGACCCGCAGGGCCGTCAGCATTACGCTATCGCCGAGCATGGCCACAACGGCAGCGGGCGCTGGCCGGTGGGTGATGGGCAACGCTGGGCTGGTTTGAATCTCGAGCTGAAACCGTGGCGGCAGGACGGCAGCCATGTGCTGCTGTGCCCAAACCGCCCGTTTGGCATGCGCGGGTTTGAAATGCCCGTGCACTGGGTGAATGACACGCTGACCGCGTTGCGCCAGTACACCCGGCGCCCGATCCGCGTGCGACCGCACCCAGGTAACTGGCAGGCGCAGGCACCGCAAACGCCGCTGGCCGACGATCTGGCCAACGCCTGGGCGGTGGTGATCTGGGCATCCAGCGCCGGGGTTCATGCCCTGGCTGCGGGGATTCCGGTGATCTGCACCGGGCCGCACTGGATCTGCAAAAGCGCCGCCGCCACGCAACTGGCCGCGGTTGAACGACTGCCCGAACACGATGACCGGCAGGCCGCGTTCGTACGGCTGGCCTGGTCGCAGTGGACGGTTGACGAAATTGCCGCGGGGGTGCCCTTTGTTCACCTGTTACAGCACACCCGGCAAGGTTAAAGCCGCCAGGCTGTGCGAAGCCTTCGCCGAGGGTGCCAAGCGGCAGGGGCATGAAGCCTGTGTCGCCAGCTACATCCCGGCGCAGCTGCTGCCCGGCGCGGCGGTGTTTTATGGCGTGACGCCGGAAACCGCCCACCTGTGGCAACAAGCCAAGGCCGAAGGGCGGGACTGGTACTACATTGACAACGGCTATTTTGACGCCGGGCGCGGCGCGTATTACCGCATCACCAAAAACCGGCTGCAGCACGATGGCCAAGGCTGTTCCGATGGCCACCGGCGTGAAGCCCTTGGCGTGCGCGTCAGGCCGTGGCGCGAAGGCGTCGGGCAAAACGTGGTGGTGTGTTTGCAGTCCGACCTGTTCATGGAAACCGTCGCCGGAGTCAGCCCCGACGATTGGCAGCGGCAGGTCCAGCAGTATCTGGGCACTCAGCCGGTGCGACGCATCATCGTGCGCCCCTGGCATGCCGACAAGGCCCGCATGGCGGCCACGCTGCACAACGATTTGATGAACGCCGCACTGCTGGTCACCTGGGCCAGTTCCGCGGCGGTCGAAGCCCTGCTGTTTGGTGTGCCGGTATGGACCAGCCCGCAATCGGCGGCGCACGGGATCCAGCCGCCGTTCCGCGAAGCCTGGGCGAATGTACTGGCTGACCAGCAGTGGACGCTGCCCGAAATTGAACAGGGAATGGCATGTCAGGCAATGAACCGCTAAAAGGCTGGCTGGCCATTCCCGGCGTGCAGCGTGGCGAACGCACACTGGCCGAACAGATGATGGGGCTGGAACCCGCGCTGGCGGAGTGTGCTGGAAAAACGGTGATCGATTTCGGCTGTGCCGAAGGGCTGATCGGCATCGAGTTTGCGAAACACCGCGCCCATGTGCTGGGTTTTGAACTACAAGACCGGTTTGTGAAAACCGCTAACGAACAGGCGCAACTTGCCGGGATTGCATCGCGCTGTGGTTTTGTCGGTTATGACTTGGCAGGATTCGTAAATCCTGAAGTGCCCGAGGATTTTAAAGTTTTCTGGAAGGGTCAGGCAGACATCGTTTTGGCGCTGGCCATAGTGCACAAACTGCCGGACCCCGGAACTGCGCTGGCAAACATGGCCAGCCTTGCCCGGCAGCGCCTAGTGTTGCGGCTGCCAATAGGGTCGACAGGTGTTATCCCGTACAAGCAAAACCGCAGCGTGTCCTGCGACAGCCGACAGATATTGCCTGCCGCCGGGATGCGGCTAGAGCAGGTTTGTGACGGCCCGCGCGGGGAGCTGGTGCAGCACTGGGTTCGCTGATGGGCTGGGGTGACGACATCATGGCCACCGGCATGGCGCGGGAGGCCCAGAAAACCGACCCCCGCCGTGTCCGGCTGGTGCTGGAAAATGGTGAACGCTGGTCGGATGCGTATTACAACAATCCGCGGCTGGCGCAGCCGGGGGAACAGGGCGATTTTCAGGTGGTGCATGCGCGGGTCGACCACCTGCGGGCCTACACCGTCAGCAAGGCCGGCGACCGCTGGACGTGGCGGGCTTACACCCCGCCGCTGGGTGAAATTTATCTGAGCGACCACGAACAGGCGTTCGGCAAACAATATGCCGGCCGCGTCATTCTTGAACCGCACATCAAGCCCGGCGCCAGCCCGAACAAACAATGGGGCTGGGTCAACTGGAACAAACTGGCCTGGCTGTTGCGCCAGCGCGGCATCACGGTGACGCAGCTGGGGCCGAACAACACCCCGGTGCTGGAAGGCGCTGAATTCATAGTCACCCGCAACATCCGCCACGCGGCTGCGGTGATGGCCAACGCACGCGCAGCAGTATTGCCGGAAGGCGGCATGCACCACACCGCGGCGGTGTTTGGTATTCCGGCGGTGGTGATTTATGGCGGATACATCAGCCCCGCTGTGACCGGATACGCCGGGCAGCGGGCGTTTTATGTAGAGAGTGCGGAGCACCCGCTGGGCTGTGGCATGCGGGTGGCCTGTGAGCATTGCAAGGCCGCGATGGCGGCGATCAAACCAGAGGCGGTGGCCTTGGCATTGGGGGATTTAATTGGACATCAAACAGTGGCGCGGGCTGTGGCTGCCTGAACATGAAACGCACCTGATCGACTGGATGCAGCAGAAAAATGAAATCGTCGACGGCAAGCCAACCTATCAGCACCACAAACTGACGAAGGCGCTGTCGTTCGTCCGCAACTTCCGCACCGCCATCGATGTGGGTGGCCATTGCGGGCTGTGGTCAATGCACTTGGAAAAGCGGTTCCAGTTCCTGCACGCCTTTGAGCCGGTGGCCGTGCACCGCGAATGCTTCACGCGCAATGTCAACATGCGCGACGGTGTGCTGCTGTATCCGGTGGCGCTGGGTGACAAGGCCGGCACGGTGTCGATCCACACCAGCGACACCAGCAGCGGCGATTCATGGGTCAATGGTGAAGGCGAAATCCCGCTGGTGCGGCTGGATGACTACGACCTGCCCGATGTGGATTTTGTGAAACTGGACTGCGAAGGGTTTGAGCTGTTCGCCCTGCGCGGTGGCGAAGCCATGCTGAAACGCTGCAGGCCCATCGTGTGCGTCGAGCAGAAACCGGGCCGCGCGCAAAAGTTCGGATTGCAGGAAACGGAAGCGGTGGATTACCTGAAAAGCCTGGGCGCGAACCTGCTGTCGGTGATGTCCGGTGACTACATCCTCGGGTGGTGACAGCGCGGATTTTGTGCGCTGTAAACACTGCAAATGCTGGGTTGACGCACAACGCGATCCGGATTGCGCAAAAGCCTGTGAATGTGACGGCTGCCAACGTATGGCCGCCGGCTGGAAACCGCAGAATCACGGTGAACTGATGGCATTTTTGAGGGCAGGCCGATGCGCGCAGGAACACTGAGGCACCGCATCATTATCCAGCGCAAGGTCGCCGGCAGCCCGCAGCAGAACGCGGCCGGTGAACCGGCGGTGACCTGGACCAACTGGCTGACAGTTTGGGCCAGCGTCGACCCGGTGACCGGCAAGGAACCGTATCTGGCGCAGGAACACTTAAGCGTGGTCAGCCACAAAGTGCGGCTGCGCCACCGCGACGGCATTGAAGCCGCCCAGCGCATCAGTTTTGATGGCCGCTATTTCGACATCAAAGCCGTGCTGAACTGGAACGAACGCAACCGCGAAGTGCTGCTGCTGGTCGAGCAGGGCGCGAACGAGGGCTGACCATGGGCGACGTCGTCAATTTTCAGGTTAAAGGGCTGAAAGAACTGAACGCCCGCATGGTTGCCCTGCAGCGTGAAATCGGCGTGGCCAACGTGCCCGCCACGAAATGGATGATGCGCGGCCTGCACGACGGCGCGCGGGTGATCCGCGACGAAGCCAGACGCCTGGCGCCGGTGTTGCGCGAACCGGACCCGCGCCGGTATCCGGGCGAACTGAAAGGCAACATCGTCGAACACGCCAGCCGCGAAGAATGGGGCACGGTTTATGTGCGCGTCCGCAGCCGTGGCTATATCTTCGCCGAAGGCCCGGACAGCCGACGCAATCCGAAGTCGAGCAGCCGCAAAGGAAACCCTAATTATTGGTGGCTGGTCGAGTTCGGCACCAGCAAGATGGCCGCGCAGCCGTTCCTGCGTCCGGCGTTTGACGGCAAGAAAGCGGCGGCAGTCACCGCGGTGTTCAACAGCCTGCGCCGTGGGCTTGATGTGATCGTCAAAAACGTGCAGAACATCCGGGTGGCGGCATGACCATCGAAGCCGACCTGAAAGCCCATCTGCAAAGCGACAGCAACATCGCCGCACTGGTTCAAGACCGCATTCACCCGATGCTGTTACACGCCAGCACGCTGCCGGCTATCACTTATCAGCAAGTCAGCGATGACCCGGCCAGCGGGCTGGATGGCGATGACAGCAACCTGATCCGCTACCGGTTCCAGATCAACGTCTGGGCGGGGAGTTACACGCAAGCCAAGGCGCTGGCCGAACTGGTGCGCATCCGTTTTCAAACCGAGGCGGCGACATTCGCCGCGATGCCCGAACCATCCGGGCAAGACGTCTATGAACCCGACACCAAACGGTTCGGGCATTACAGGGATTTTTCAATCTGGTACCGCAGCACAACGTAAAGGAGCAAGACAACCATGTCTGACGCCATCAAAACCCAAGGCACCACCCTGCATTATTCCCCGGCGGGCAGCCCCACGTCGTTCACGCTGGTCGGCAATATCATCGACATCAACGGCCTTGACGGCGCGCTGTCAATCATCGATTCCAGTGACTTGGACTCGACCGCCGCCGAGAAAATCGCCGGGCTGGTTGACGAAGGCAACGCCACGTTCACGCTGAAACTGAACCCGAACAACGCTGTGCACCAGGCCCTGCGCGATGCCCGTTATGATGGCGACAAGCTGGAATGGAAAATCACCATTCCCAGCAGCACGCCGGTGACGATCACGTTTTTCGCGTACGTCGTCAACTTCCCGGTCAACGCACCGTTCAACGACAAGATCACCACGCCGGTCACGCTGGCGATCACCGGCCGGGCGGTCTGGGCGTAATCCATGACCAAGTCCATCAGTGACGGCATTCTCGCGGCCCTGGCGCCGCGGGAAGAAAAACTGCAGTTCAACGGGTTCGACATCGTCGTGCGCGAGTTACCCAGCGCCGCCGATGTCGAAGGGTTCCGCGACGGTGCCGACGCCGACTACAAGTGGCTGGTGCGCTGCACCTTCACCGCAAAAGGGGAACCGGTCTTCACCGACGCCCAGATCCCGGCGCTGAAACAGACCGCCCGCGCCAAGCTCATGCCGCTGCTGACGGCGGTGTTCCGTGTCAACGGACTGCTGCCGGACGAAGCTGCAAAAAACTCCGAGGCCAGCCCCGCCGCCAGCTGATCCTGCGGCTGGCCTTAAATTTGGGGTACGCAAACCCCGACCGGATGCTGGCGGAAATGCGCCCGCATCACCTGGGCGAGTGGCTGGCGCTGTATCGCATCGACCCGTGGGGCGAAGTGCGTGACGACCTGCGCAGCGGCATCGTCGCGTCGGTCATCGCCAACGTCAACCGGGACGTGAGGCGCAAACCGGAACCGTTTACCGCACAGGATTTTGTGCCGCGGTTTGACGCGCCGGATGAAGTCGAAGTGCAGGAAGCGCCGGACCTTCACGACAAAATCGCGGCGTTTTTCAGCCGCCGGAAATAAGCAAAGGGAACGCCATGTCGGGTGCATTGGGCAATCTGCTGATCAAGCTGACCGCCGACACCGGTGAAGCCACCGGCGACATCGGCAAGGCCGCGCACCAGATCGAGCGCGACATGCAGACCATGGCCACCAAGGCCGCGGCTGCCGGTGCGCTGATCGGTAATGTCATGGGCGATGTGGTCGTCGCCCTGAGCCGTGCGGCAAAAGAAGCCGTCATGTTCGGCGACAAGATGCAAAAAATGTCCCAGCGCACCGGCATGGCGGTGGGGCGGCTGTCGGAAATCGCCTTCGCCAGCGATCTGGCGGATGTGTCCATCGGGCAGGTATCGGCCGGGCTGGCGCAGTTCAACAAGGCGCTGGTAGATGCCGACAAGGACGGCGGCAAAGCCCAGCAGATGTTTGAAGCCCTGGGCGTCAGCGTCACCGAAGGCCCGCAGGTCGCGTTCGAGCAAATGGCCGTGGCCATCAACAGTCTGCCGGACGGCGAAACCAAGGCCGCCGCCATGCGCGCGGCGTTTGGCAGGGCCGGCGACGCGATGATCCCGATGCTGGCCGGCCTGGACGACGCTACCGAAAAAGCCCGCCGCCTGGGCCTGACCCTGTCCGAAGACATGGCCCGCGATTCCGAAAAATTCAACGACGCCATGACCACGCTGGGCGCCGGACTGTCGGCGCTGGTGCGCAACAGCCTGTCGGGCACGGTGTCGGTGCTGGCCGAAATGTCGAACCAGCTGGTGAATGCCGCCGCCAAGGGGCAGTTTTTCACCGGGGTGCTGTATGAAATGGGCCGCGCCAGCGCGGCGGTTCTGGGTGGCATTGCGGCGCTGTTCGGTGATGAAAAAGTGGTTGACGAAGCGGCGAAATCGTTCGCATCGATGACCATCAAGCCTGCCGGCGGTGCCGCCCCTGCGCCCGCGCCCACGGTTGACCAGGCCAAGCTGCGCGCCGCGCTGTCCCGTTCCGGCGCCAGCGGCAGGGTCGGTAAAGGCGGCAGGTCTGTCCGCGATGACAACTTGGCAGGCCGCCAGTCGCAAGAATGGATGGCCAGCCAAAGCAGCCGCATGGCCAAGGAACGCGCCAAGGAAATGGCGGAAGCTGCTGACGCCAACAATCAGGCCAGTGATGCATTGGAAGAACGGGCACGCCTTGAATTCAAGTGGGGGCAGGAATTCACCAACATGACCCTGGCTGAAATCAAGGAATGGGAAAAACGAAAATTCGCTGCAATCGATGCCATGGAGCAGATCAGCGAAGAACGCACCCGCATGGTCAATGGCTTCGATGAATCCGGCAAAAAAATCGGGGAATCCGCCAAGAAAAACAGCGAATGGGCGCGTGACCTGGGGCTGTCGTTTACCAGCGCGTTTGAAGACGCCGTCATCGCCGGCAAGAAATTCAGCGACGTGTTGCGCAGCCTGGCGCAAGACATCGCCAAAATGATGTTGCGCAAAGCCGTGACGGAACCACTGGCATCTGCCGCCGGCAGTTTTCTGGAAGGCATATTCCGTGCTGAAGGCGGGCCGGTGACGGCGGGTTCGTCGTACATCGTCGGCGAACAAGGCCCGGAAATGTTCGTGCCCAGCGTCAGCGGCAGCATCGTGCCGAACCACGCCATGGGCGGCGGCGGAGTCACGGTGGTGCAGAACATCAACATCGACAGCCGCAGCGACCAGGCCAGCATCATGCAGGCGATGGCGATGTCCGCCGAGCGTGCAAAAAACGACATCATGGCCAGTTTGAATCGCGGCGGTGAGTTTGCCCGCGCTACGGGGCGCGCATGACCACCATCGTGTGGCCTTCGGGCATCGTCCCCGCCAGCGTGGAATGGGGCATCAAGGCAAACACCCAAGTGTTCGCATCCGAACTGAACGGCAGCGTGCAGACGGTCGAGCTGCCCGGCGCGCGGATTACCTGTTCCATGCGCCTGCCCCCGCTGGAACGCGCCGACGCGGCCCAGATGGAAGCATTCATCGCCAAGCTGCGCGGGCAGGCCAACCGGGCGCAAATTCCGCTGTTCGGGCGTCGCGCACCGCGCGGCACCTGGGCGGGCACGCCGCGGGTCAACAATGAATCCGGCAGCCCGACGCTGTCACAGACCGGCACCACGCTGGTGTGTGATGGTTTCACCGCGGGCGCCACCATCAAGGCCGGCGACTGGTTCAACATTGGCAGTGCCGGGCAGCTGGTGATGGTCACCGATGACGTGACCGCCGACGGCAGCGGCAATGCCACGCTGTCCGTGCAGCCGCCCATCCGCAGCGCACCCGCCGACAACACCCTGCTGATCAGCACCGACCCGGTGCTGCCCACGGCCATTCTGGATGACCCGCATGTGCGCTGGTCGATCAAGCCGAACGGCACTCCGAACTACGGGCACACCGATTTTACGCTGTCGTTCACCGAGGTGTTCGCGTGAGCCGCACCACGACCAGCGCCGTCGACACGGCCTTCGCGGGCGAGAACGTCCCGCTGGTCCTGTTTCTGCAGATGGAATTCGACAGCGGTACCAGCCGCGTCACCAACAATGCGTTCGACATCGACTGGAACGGCTACACCTGGACCGGCGTGGGGGTACTGGGCAGCATTGAGCCGGTGCAAGAGGGTGCCGACCTGCAAGCCTTCGGGCTGGCACTAAAACTGTCCGGCATCCCGACCGCGCAGCTGGCCATCGCGCTGGATGAAGATTATCAGGGCCGCGCCGCCACGATCTGGGCGGCCCCGCTAGACAGCGAACACCGCATCATTGTTGACCCCGTGATCGTGTTCAAGGGGCGCATGGACACCATGCCCATCGCCATGGGCAAAACCGGAGAAATCACCCTGAACCTGGAATCGCGGCTGGTGGACTGGGAACGTGCCCGGGTGCGCCGTTACAACGACGCCGACCAGCAGGCCGAATACCCCGGCGATCTGGGCCTGCAGTTTGTTGAACAGATGGTCGAAAAACAGCTGATCTGGGGGCGCGGATGACCCGGCATGAAGACTGGCCGATCCGGCTGAATGCCGCCATCGACGCCGCCCGTGATCGCCCGTTTGAGTGGGGCACGCATGACTGCGCGCTGTTTGCGTTCAACATCGTGCGCGATCTGACCGGCATCGATTACGCCAGCGCCTACCGTGGCAACTATCACACGGCGCAAGGGGCGGCGCGGGCCTTGCGCAAACAGGGCAAGGGAACGCTGCGCGCCACTGTTGGTGGGGTGCTGGGCACTGAAGTGCCGCCACCCACAGCACGGCGCGGTGACCTGCTGTTGTGGTGCCAGCCCAAACGGGGCGACACCATCGGCGTGTGCATCGATGACCGCGGCGCGTTTGTCGGGCCGGCGGGGCTGGTGTTTGTGCCGGTCAAGGATTGCGAGGCGGCATGGCACGTTTAAAACTCAGCCTGGCGTTGTTCCTGGCGTTTATCGCGCCCGAGAGCATGGCGCAGCCGCAGGCTATTGTCGCCGCGGCGATCAGCGCAGCGGCGACCACGGCGCTGTCGACTGCAGCATTTACCTGGACCGCGTTTGCGACGGCCTTTGCAAAGGCGTTTATTGTCACCGCCATTTCGGGGCTGTTGTCGAAACCCGGCAAGCAACAGTCGCAGCCCAGCTATCAGGCCGAAGCCCGCGACCGCCTGCAGGTCATCCGTTCTGCGGTGGACACCCGCCGCATCATTTATGGGCAGGTCATGGTGTCCGGTCCGCTGGTCTACGCGCAAAGCACGGGCGATGCAAACCAATATCTCAGCATGGTCATCGCGCTGGCGGGGCATGAGTGCGAGGAAATAGGCGATATTTATTTCAACGACGAGCTGGTCGGCACCCTGAGTGGCGTTGATGGCGGGCTGGTCACCACGGGCCGGTTCGCGAATTATGCGTTTATCAACAAACACCTGGGGGCGGCTGATCAGTTCGCGGATTCGCAGCTGATCATCGACAGCGGCGGCACCTGGACCACCGCCCACCGGCTGCGCGGGATCTGTTACCTGTATATCCGGCTGACCTACAGCGCCGACATTTTCCCGAACGGCATTCCGAACGTAAAGGCCGTGGTCAAGGGCAAAAAACTGTATGACCCGCGCGACGGCACGACCGCGTGGTCGGACAACTGGGCGCTTTGTGTTCGGGACTACCTGACTGCAGATTACGGCCTGCAGTGCGAAGACGCGCACGCGCCGCATTATTTGAGCCTGCCGGGCACGTCGGGGAGTTATGCCAGCACGCCTGATTCGTCGGCGGTGTCGGTGGCGGGGGATATTGATATACGGGTGAAGGCTGCGGCTGCGGACTGGGCCGGAACCGGAAATATTATTGTCAAGAGAAATTCCGCTGATTGCTTTCAACTGTTTATAGCAAGCGGCGTTATTCAGTTTTATACGTCGTCATCACCGTGGCCGACAGCGAGCCTTCCGGCATGGGCTGCGAGTTTAACCAAGTGGGTCAGGGTCACCAGAGTGGCCAGCAGTGGTCTGACCAGTTTTTACTGGTCGGACGACGGGGCCGCATGGAACTTGCTTGGATCGTCAATAGACAGTGTGACCGGGCCACTAAATGACACCGCTGATGCGGTTGAACTTGGCGCTGGCATTGGTGGAACCAATAGCCCGCTGACAGGCAAAATCTACTCCGCCGAAATCCGCAACGGGATCGACGGCACCGTTGTCGCCGCCTTTGACGCCGAAGACGGTGAAAACGGTGACGCCAGCATCGTGTCATCGCGTACCGGTGAAACCTGGACGATCAACGGTTCGGCTTCGCTGGTGGCGCCCGCCGAAGGCGAAGTCGATGACCAGGCGCTGATCGCCGCCGCCAATATCTGCGACGAAATGGTCGCCACGGTGGCCGGTTCGCCCTCCGCCGATCAGGCACGGTACACCTGCAATGGCACCATCAATCTGGCCGACAAACCGCTGGACATCATGCGCCAGCTGATGTCCGCCGCCGCCGGTGCCTGCGTGTATTCGCAGGGGCAGTATCGGGTGTTTGCCGGGGCGTATCGCACACCGACCGTGGATCTGGATGAATCCGACCTGCGGGGTGGCATTCAGGTGCAGCCGCGCCGGCCGCGCCGTGAACTGTACAACGGGGTGCGCGGCACCTACGCCGACCCCAGCAAGTTCTGGCAGCCCACCGATTTCCCGGCGGTGACGAATTCGACCTATGAAACGCAGGACGGTGGCCAGCAGATCCTGCGCGACATCGAACTGCCGTTCACCACCAACAGCATCCGCGCCCAGCGCATCGCCAAAATCCACCTGGAAAAATCACGCCAGGGCATCACGGTGTTGATGCCGTGCAAATATACGGCGTTCAAGGTGGCGGTATGGGACACGGTGCGCCTGTCCATCGAACGGCTGGGCTGGGTGAATAAGGTGTTTATTGTCACCGGCTGGAAGTTCAGCGAAGCGGGCGGCATCGATCTGGAACTGCAAGAGGAAGCCAGCGCCGTGTACGACTGGGCCGGTGGTGACGCCACGACCTACGACGCCGCGCCGGACACCGACCTGCCCAGCCCGTTTACCGACCTGACCATCACCGGGCTGACCGCAGCATCTGGCACCGCGCAGCTGCTGTTGCAGGGCGATGGCACCGTGGTGCCGCGCATTCAACTGACCTGGACGGCACCGGGCAACGCCTTCGCCAAACGCTACGAACTGCAATTCGCGCAGGCCAGCGGCAGCCCGCAGGAATGGCGTGATGCGCCGCCGGTGCTGGCGCCGGCCACCAGCGGGTTCCTGCTGCCGGTCAATGATGCCGTCAGCTATGACTGCCGGGTGCGGCTGGTCACCACGCTGGGCAATGCCGGGGACTGGGCCTATGTCTACGGCCACACGGTCATCGGCAAAACCGAAGTGCCCAGCGATGTCACCGGGTTTTCGGCGACACAGTCGGGTGCGGTGGTGGTGTTCGGCGCGAACACCAGCGACGACGCCGATCTGGATGCCATCGAAATCCGGCTGCATGACGAAGGCGAAACCAACTGGGATGACGCCAGCCCGGTCACCAACATCCTGCGCGGGCAGACGGCGACCAGCGCCGCCATCCCGCCGGGCACCTGGGAACTGCTGGCCAAAAACCGCGACACGTCCGGCAATTACAGCACCACCGCCGCGCGGGTGACGCTGACCGTCACCGCCGACGGCTACACCGCCATTGATGCGCAGCAATCCGCACCGGACTGGCAGGGTGCATTCACCAACATGGTCAAGCACTGGACCGGGGTGCTGACGCCGGAATCGCAAAGCCTGGCCAGTGCGCTGGACTGGGAGGTGTTCGACCAGTTTGTGCCGAACGCTTACGCCGACTGCTATTTTGAAGCGGGCGTGGTCGACAAGGGCATCGATGCGTCGGCGCGCATTTATGCCGACATCATCAGCGTGCTGGGGCCAGGTGAAACCACCGGCGTGGCCAACCCCGCGCTGGAAATCGACACCCGGCTGGCTGCCGGATCGTTTGATGGCTTTGAACAGTGGACCATCGGCAATGCCAATTTCCGCTATGTGAAAGGCCGCATTCACGTCGACACCACCATCGGCAAGCCGGTGATCAGCGGATTCAACCTGCAGATTGATGCGGCCAGCCGCGAGGAATCCGGCACGTTTACCACGCCGGCCGGCGGATCCGTGGCGGTGAGTTTTGCCAGCGAGTTCCACAACACCCCGGTGCTGCAAGTCACCCCGCAGGGTTCGGGGGATGTCAGCGCCAGTTATTCAGCACTGACCGGCACCGGGTTCACCGGCTATTTCAAAACCGGCGGCGCCGCAGGTGCAGGCACCGCCAGCTATACCGCAACAGGGGCATGACATGACCGTCGCAACAAAACTGCAGCCGAACTACACCACGCAACAGGCCGCCGCCTATAAGGCCGCGATTGACGGCATCACCGCCGTGCACGACCGCGTGGCCGGTGCCTTCGCGCCGCATGAACAGGATGTCGGCAGCCCGGCACCCGAGCTGTCGATGCGGGTGGATGCCGGTTTCATTTTTACAAACGGCGCATTAACCGAGGTTTCAGCGCAAACGGTGACTGGCTTCACCGTGCCCAGCGCCGGGCAAGAGCGCATCGACAGGGTGGTGATCGATGCCACCACGGGCGTGGCCAGCCGTGTGGCCGGCACGGCGGCGTCCGGGAGTCCGTCAGCGGTCGCGCCGGACATCCCCGCAGGAAAATTGCCCTGCTGCCAGATCCGGTTCACGGATGCCAGCACGGCGGTGCTGAACAGCATGATCACCGACGAGCGCAGCGGGCAGTGTGGTTTCCCCCCGTTCAGTCAGATCACAAATTCGCTGGGATCAAACGTCACGCTGAACGACACTGGTGCATTTTTTACTGGTCCGACGATTGCGCAGGGCACAGCAGGCACCTGGTTCGCATCGGGCACGGTGACTTTTTACGACAGCACAACTTCCGGCACGTTTGAAGTCAAGCTGTGGGACGGAACAACCGTTATTGCAAGTGCTGTTGTGGTTTCGCCGGGGGCTAATCTGCTGGCCACCTGTTCGCTGTCTGGTTACTTGGCGTCACCGGCCGGAAACATTCGTATTTCAGTTAAAGACGTATCCAGTACCGGCGGTCTGATGACATATAACCAATCCGGCACTGGTAAAGACTGCACGCTGTCAGCCATAAGGATCGGATGATGATTATTGCCTATGACATCAACGGCAAAGTGCGCATGGTCGGCAGTGGTTTGAATACACAAACGATGCCGCGCGAAATTGATGGCGAAGCGTTGACCGTGGTGGCGCTGACTGCGGAGCAAAAATCGGCATTCCTGCAACTTCCGCAGATTCGTGATGGCACGCTATTTGATGGCGTGTCGTTCACAGCGATACCGCGGCCGACGCCCACGCCGCAGGCAGTGATCATTTCCATCGAGCAGTCGAACCCGATGACCCATCGCGGTCACGGGCGTGAATTCCCGCTGTTCATTGACACGGTCCTGCGCCAGCTGCACGCCAAGATCAACGCGCTGGACGCGGAAATCGCCACGCTGACCAACCGCACACCGGCCCCGCTGCCGAACATCCCGGTGACGTACATGATTGCGGTGATTAAAACCGTGGACGACGCCATCAAAGCCGAAAGGGCCAAACTGTGATCACTCTCAAACTGGCCGCCGCCTGTTATGCGCTGTTTGTCGTGTGCTGGGTGCTTTATCTGGCGATCATGAACATCGCCCGCGTGCGGCATGACCTGCACCCGTTTGCCAAGTTCAACGCGTACCTGATTGTGCTGCCCATCGGTTATGTCGCCGACGCGCTGCTGAACCTGCTGGCCTGCGCGATTTTCATGCGCCGGCCGCGGGACTGGCTGCTGACCGGCACGTTAAAACGCATCCGCAACACCGAGCCGTTCGGGTCTTGGCGCGAGGTCGCGGCGTGCTGGCTGTGCACGCATTTGCTGAACCAGTTTGATCCCAAAGGCAAGCACTGCTGACCATGGCGGATTTGCTGATCCTGCTGCTGGTCGCATTGCAGGGCGTCGATTACTACACCACCCGCACCATCATCGAACGCGGCGGGCGCGAAGTGAATGTCGTGCTGATGTATTACCGCGACGCACTCGACCGCATCGGGGTGCCGGGGGAGTTCACCTGGTTGTGGTCGGCAAAACTGGCTGTTGCCGTTTTCCTTGTTTTTGCCTGGGCGCGGGGTTCATTCAGCAGCCCGGTGGGGCTGGTGCTGTTGCTGGTGCTGATCGTCTTGTATGGCTGGGTGGCGCTGAACAATTACCGCGTGATGTTGATTTTAAAAGGATTGAAAAATGGTTGAAACGCTGGCAGCCATTGCGGCAAAACTCAAACCGTTTGTGCCGGGGCTGCTGGGCGCGTTTCTGGCGGCGTTGACCGGACCGCAGCGGTCACGGGCGTTGCGGGCGATTGAATTCATTTTCGGGTTTTGCGCGTCGCTGTTCCTGACCGATCCGGCGCTGGACCTGTTGGCGTTGTCACCAGACAAATACAGTGGCGGCATCGGTTTCCTGCTGGGGTATTTCGGCATGACCGTGGCGCAGGCGATTCTGCGCGCGATCAGCGAAACCGAGTGGGGCAAAACCATCGCCAGCCGCATCGGGGGTAGTCAATGATTTATGTGATCAGCGCGATGGTGGTGGGCGCACTGGCGTTTTTCCTGACATTCCATTGCGAATATGAAGACGGCATCGTCGGGCGGTTTGCCCTGGGTGGTTTGTGGGTGATCGAGTTTTCGGTGGTGTATGAATGGCTGGTTGAGGGCGTGCCGAACGATGTGCTGCCGTCGACCGTGGGCATCAATGTTTGCTTCGCGCTGTTCCTGACCCGGCATGTGTACCGGTTCCTGATTCGGGCCAATGGCCGCAATGACTGGAAACCGGCCCGCAAATGAACCTGTTACTGCAACGCCTGCCGTCCGACGAACACCGGACGCACGGCGACCTGTACATCGACGGCCAGTGGTGCTGCGTAACACTGGAAGACGTTGTCCGTGATGTCAAAATCAAGGGCGAAACCGCGATCCCGGCGGGCACCTACCGCATCACCATGGAACACAGCCCGCGGTTCGGGCCGAACACCATCACCGTGAACAAGGTGCCGGGGTTCAGCGGGGTCCGGATCCACGCCGGCAACACCGAGGCCGACACCGAGGGCTGCCCGCTGGTGGGCCAGGTGCGGGCGGATGGGTCGATCCTGCGGTCACGGGCGGCGCTGGACGAACTGAAACCGGAAATCGCGGCGGCGTTGCAGGCGGGGGAAGATGTTTGGCTAGAGGTGCGCAATGCCGAAGCCTGAAAAACCAGCCCGCGAAATGGTCGAAACGCGGCGGTTGTATCAGTTTGAACAGGTCTTCATGCGTCGGTCGGTGGTGCCGAAAGGGGCCATCAAATACCGGTCGCAACGCTACCTGCAGGAATTTGCCAGCAAGGTGTGGGCAAAGCATGGGCGCAAGGGGCAGCGCGTTCCGCTGATCCGGTTGCGGGCAGACATTGACATGTCGTGGTGCATCGGTTTTAGCCTGATTGAATTGAGTATTTCAGGCAAGGCGCGCGGCGGGTTCAAACACAACACTATCGACGTTTTGCTGCATGAGCTGACGCATGCTATCGGCTACAGCACGCACGGGCGTGGATTCGTTCGCAAGTATGTCGAACTGCTGGTCGAATACGCCGGTTTTGATGAAGGCGAACTGCGGCTGGCGTTGGGCCTTTTCAACATCAAAAGCTGACGCCATGACAAAACCCGTCGATCTGGTTGACCCCGGACTTAAACGGTGGGCCACACCGATGCAGGCCCGATACATCGATGCCGTGAACGAGCATGGCAGTTTTCGGGCCGCCGGTCGCGCATTAAAATGCGCTGACACCAACGTCGGCCGCGCCATTGCCAGCTGCAAGAAAAAAGCGGCTTTGGCCGGTTACAGCCCGGAACACGACATGCACCATGTGGTGCCGTCACCGTTCCGCGTGAAGGGCATTTCCACCTACTACAACAAGGACGGCGAACGGGCCGGCCAGTGGGTGAAATCACAGCTGGACCACGAACAGGCCGAAGCGGCGATCCGTGAATTCATCGAACACCTAGCCGAAGGCGCGAAGGGGCAGTCGCCGATCATCCCGGCACC